CGCAGGATAATATTCACCTGTAAAAACTAAACATCTTGACTCATGAACAACTTTTGGGATTGCACCTTCAGAATAAATAGTAAAGTATTCAGGCTCTCCATATTTTTCTGATAAAGGATCATCGTAATAGTTAGTTTGATCAATTACTACATTTTTCCTACTAAAAAACTTTAATTTTTTAATTGAATTGATATTATTAACATCCACGGGTTGATTAGGCTCTAAACCGTCTTCTATTACCATAAATATAATAGCTCCTCCGAACAACTTTGTTGCTTTTATAGCTTTCTTAATCTCAAATTTTGTTTTAAGATTTTTCATATAACTAAGAATATTTGCTTCAGTATCCTCTGGTATAGTTATCCATTGTCTTGTCATATCATCTGCTAATAAGTCGATATATTTTTTAACAAGGCCATTTCCTACATACAATGCGGCAAATAAGTTGTCATCTGCTAAAGTTAATGAAAAACCATTATTACCTGATGTTTTAGTTCCTAATTTTTTAGCAATATCAATATATCCATCATGATTTGTTGATTGTAAAGTTTTATTGTTATTAGTTTTAACTAATTTTTTCTTTGTCATAGTCTATTTAAAATTGAAGTTTCTTTTAATAAAGCTGAATAATCCATAGGCTTTAATCTTTGATCAGCTGGATCAAAAAGTAAATCTTTTATTGCATAAGTTAACGTATCAACCTGATCTTTTTTATTTGCACCTTTCTTAGCAGAAAAAGTTAATAGCTCTTTTTCTAAAGCTCCTAACCAAGAAGCATCTTTTGGAAATAATACTTGGTGAGATTCCATTCTAGGTAAAATATCATTTGCCCTTGCAACTTTATCTTTTTCAGGATAAAGCTTAGTCACAGGTATGTTTGTCTCATCCTCTAACAATTGGATAAGGCCTATGCCTGACGATTTATCCTCTACAGCAAATTTTATTAAAGGTGAATCATGCTCATTAGATTGATGTTTTAACCAAAAGTCCTTAGCAGCTCTTAAAAGCTTAGGAGTAGTCATTTTATTTCTAAACACGTCTATAAGATAAGCATATTTTCTTTGATTCTTAGTTAAAAGCCCCCAGCACATAAACACTGTGTAATCGTTATTCCTGCCTTCTTTTGACGCGGTGTCAGCATAAATTGCTAAATAATCCATCTTAGGCAAAAACTGGTAATATCTAAACCATTCTCGACGGAATATCTCACCGTCATCAGGATAAGGATTTTGAAAAAATTGAGCTTCTAAAGCTTTTGTGCCCATTAAATAACGATCTTCTTCTAATTCTTTATCTCCATAACGCCTTGGCTCTAAATACGATCCTGCTTTATTAACATGTAGAAAATTATTAAAAGAATAAATCTTAGATCTTCTAGCTTTTATTGGAATTATTACATTTTCCCAGGAATCGTCTACAAAAGTTGCTGTAAAGTCAGTTGCACCTAATCTTTGTTGAATATTTAATATTTGGCCTTTTTTTCTATTATTAAACCTTGAAAACGCAGTAGTTTTAGTCCATTCTAATATAGATTCGCTTTCTACTACCGACATAGATTGTCTTGGATCCATTAAATCATCAAAAATAAGTATATTTGCACCTTCACCTGTAATAGAACCCATTGCTGAAGTTGCTAATCTAAAACCACCTTTAGAAGTAACAAAAGCGTTTTGTGTATTTTTAGTCTCAGATTGATCTATTTTCAATGTCCTTGACTTAGTATCAATATGGAACTTAGGAAAAGCCCTATGGAACCAAGAGGAATTTGATATCGCCCTTGCAAAAGAGTGTAATTTTTGCGATAATGATGCGGAGTGAGATATAGAAATTATCCTTTTTTCAGGATTTAGCCCTAAATACCACATTGAAAATGCAACATTACATAATGCTGATTTACCGAACCTAGGAGGAATATTAATATTTAATTTTCTTATTTCTCCATTAGCAAATGCTTGTAAATATTCACAAAGCAGCCCTATATACCAATTATCTAAATATTTTTCACCTCCATCAAATTTTTCAAACGATTGCTCGTAAAAACATTCTAATTTGTCTCTTACAAGAAAATCTATTGTTGAAGGATTATAAATTTCTGGCATGTATCTATTATTTATATAAATTATAATCTTTTAAAATATAATTTATATAATATAAAAAGTAAATCGAAAAATTTTTCTGGATTTTCCCGGGGACTATTTTTATTTGAATTCCGTTTCCGGAAAATTTTTTTGGGATTTTTTTCTGGAAAATTTTTTTGGGATTTTTTTCTGGAAAATTTTTTTGGGATTTTTTTCTGGAAAATTTTTTTGGGATTTTTTTCTGGAAAATTTTATTATTGAATACTTTTAGAGAAGAGAGCGCGATTCATAAGAATCATTATTACCGCGATCGTTTTAAAATTTAGCCGCGCAATATAATTATACGCGGCCAGGATAATATTATTTATTATTTTTATTTATATACATTGTATTTATATTTATATTTATATTTATAAATTAATTTTTATTTAATTTATATAATTATTATAATATATTAAATTATAACTGTACACACTTTTTTTTATATATTTTAAAATTTATTTTATTTATTTTAAAATAATTGTTTACATTTATAATTTAATATATTATAATAATTATATAAATTAAATTTTATTTTAATTTATAAATATAAATATAAATATAAATATAAATATAAATATAAATATAATGTTAGAATTTTTAAAAGAATTAAATAATAAATTCGCCGAGTTAGATAAAAAATTAGGCGATCTCCAAGATAACGTTAAAATTTTAAAAGAATCTGCGGACGATTTAAAATCAACAATATAAATATAAATATAAATATAAATATAAAATGACTAAAAATATAGAATTAGATATTATACCTATGTGCGATGAAGAATTTAAATTATTTATTAATAATTTAAATAAATATAATTTAAAATCAACGTTCATCGAAGATAATACGCAAAATCCTAATTGCAATATTATTAAATTATCAGGATCTTACGGCGATATAAAATTATATTTAGAAAACGAATATGCCACAGACAATGAAGATTTAGAATTTTTGCTAACGCAAATCAACAACTAAAATCAACAACTAAAATTTATTTTATAATATATTAAATAAACTGTTTACAGTTAAAATTTAATATATTATAATAAATATATCGGTAAAACGATAATATAATCAATATAAATATAAAAATAAAATGTATATAAATAAATTAAAAGATCTATCCAGAAATAATATAAAATTTTTATTAGACAACTTAGAATATAAATTAAAAAATCAACAAAATTTATACTACGATCGAGATATTGATACGATCGTGCTATCTGATCCTAAATTCACATTTAAATACAAATGCAACACTAGTTCGCTAGAAAATAACAAAATTATTCTTGAAATGCCTAGTTATAAAGGCGATCCTGTAGAAATTTATAATAAAATCAACAAAAATACCAACCATTTTACCTCGATGCTATATGAATTATGTGAGCTTATGGCAAATAAGGCCGATGATTTAGGATTATAAATATCCTAAATCAACAACTAAAATCAACAATATAAATATAACGATAAAATCATGAAAACATTTGACAAATATAAACAAAATTTAAAATATACTTACGGTGATAAAGGCCTAGAAATATATTCATATGGCAATTTAGTTGCTTATTATGATGAAAAAATTGATCCTAATGCATTAATTCAACCAAAATATTATAGCGTAACAACTCAAAAGCATATAAATTACGCGGCTAAATATTTCAATTTTAAATTAATTAAATCATTTTAATTTTTTGGCCTCTTTCTCTAATTGTCTCTTAATTAAATCAATTTCTTTAGGAGACAATTCTCTTTCAGCATTTACAGACGCGTCTATAACGCTTTTCTGGGTAGCTTTTCCCTCCACTCTGTCCAGTATATCATTGATCGCCTGTAATTTGATCTGAGGGCTATTTTTCTCGTCCTGGAGTATATCCAAAAATGTAAATGTTTCTAAACCAATCTCTTTTACAATTTTTGCGGCCTCTTCATTTCCATTTAATTTTAATTCTCTGGCCTTCAATTCTGTAAAAATTTCTAGGCCTAATTTAAATCTTTCTTTTAGCTCTTTTTTCTTTTTAGAATTAACCCTTAATGCCTCTCCTCCCATAGCTCCTATCCTCTTTGCTCTTTCTTCTCCTTTCTTAAATGGCTTCAAATTTTTAATTCCTTGCTCAATAGAATTCTTATGAATATTCATTTTATTTAATATAATTTAAAATTAATAATATATAAAACTAATTTTAATTGCACAATTCCAAAAGTAAATATAAAAATCAACAATAAAAATCAACAATAAAAATCAACAATAAAAATCAACAATAAAAATCAACAATAAAAATCAACAATAAAAATCAACAATAAAAATCAACACGAATTTACCAAATTAGTGAAGGTTACGAGGTTACAAGATAAGTTACAAGACTTGTAACCTAAACCAAGGTAAATCCCCCTTTGCCTAACACGCCATGAGGTTACAAGTTACGAGTTTTTCCCTTATAAGCCTTAACCATTTTATTTTTTTTATTTTATATTTTTTTATTTATCATTCATATTAATCTCTATTTATCTTGTAACTTGTAACCTTTTTATAAAATAATAATAAAGAAAGTCAACAATTCTATACCCTCAGAGCCGATAAAAAAAGGTTACAAGATGCCTAAAACTTGTAACCTATCTTGTAACCTTTTAGCTATCTTGTAACCTTTTAGCCATTTTTTGCCCTCACCTTGGAATTTTGCAGGAATAAAATAAAAAAAAGTAAAATAAAAAAGGTAAAATAAAAAAGTAAAATATATTTTAAAATATGTAAAATAATTGTTTACATTTAAAATCTACCATTATATAATTAATTTATCAATTGGCCACATTGGCTAATTGATAAATTAATTATATAAATATAACGATAAAATGACTAAAAAAAATAATAATGAATTAAAGGAATATTTAAATCAACTTTTAGATAATGATTTTAAAATATTAATATCTAAACCTACACAATCATTTCCAGAAATGACTTACGCATTTTTTGAAAAAAATAATCGAATCGGTTATGTAGGATATGATTTTTATAAAGGATTTAAATTTTCAACTCAACATAAACCTAACAGTAAATATGGCACAGGATTTGCCTGCCAAGATTATGAAGACTCTATAAGCAACCCTACAATAAAAGACGCAGAAAATTGTTTATTATATAAATCTGGATTTTATGATAATAATCAAGAAATGTTATATAAAAACTTAGAAGAATTTAAAAAAATGGAAACAGTTTTAGAATATGAATTCATTACCTCAAAATTTAAAATCAACAACTAAAATCAACAACTAAAATCAACAACTAAAATTATGACTAATTTAATCTTTGAATTTAATCAATCGGAAAAAGAGTGCTTAAAAGCTGTTAAAGAAAATGGATTATCGCTTCAACATGTGATTAATAAAACTCCTAAAATAATATTAGAAGCTATTAAGCAAAACCCAGAGGCTAAGCAATATATGTCTATAGATTTATTTTTAGAAAAAGCATCTGATAATGAGATAAAGCAATATTATATGTTACCTAAAACTATTAATAAAATCAACAATTTTAACTTAAATTAAAAAACTATGAAAATAACAAATCAAAAAGAACTAGACAATTTAATTGCAACAGCTGATGAATCAAATACGATAGTTTTAAATGAAGATTTACAAATAACTTTTGATTGCAAAATTCCTTGTAGCATCGAAGCTTGCAACATCAACGCTTTCAACATCAACGCTTTCAACATCAACGCTTACGACATCGAAGCTTACGACATCAAAGCTGACAACATCAAAGCTGACAACATCGAAGCTGACAACATCACCGCTCACAACATAGAATATTATGCTTTGTGCATAGCTTATGAATCTTTGAAATGTAAATTAATTTCAGGAAGAAGAGAAAATTCATTCCATAAATGCTTAGATCAAGAAATTGAGATCATAAAAAAAACAGAAGAGACAGTAACCATCGAACTAACACAAAGTCAATTAGATAAAATTAAACACTTAATAAGATATAGCCGATAATTTTGCAACAACAGCGGCTAAACTCTGGGTTCAATTAAAGAATTATGAAATAATATAATTATACTTAATAATAAGAGAGTTATTTTAATAACTCTCTTATCTTTTCATTACTATATCCTTTCTTAGACCATATTCTTCTTGATTTACCATCAATTTTTATCGGCTTAGAAACAGCTGTAAAACCTAATTTTTTTAAAATTTGATTTCTTTTGCTAGTATTTATTTCAATATCTGGATATTTAAACATCAAATCATCAAATAAATCAGAAGATGAAACTACATTTTTATTATAATATTTGCTGCTTTTTTCGATCATCTCTTTAACTTCAACATATCCTTCTAAAGACGATTCCTCAGTAGCAATCATACTCATTTTATCCTCAGTCATAGGAGCTTGTTTGATAGCTAAAAACTCTTTTGTTAACTCATATTCTAATAACCATTTTCTTATTTCACAGCCATAAGTCCTTACGGCATTAAATAACTTAGGAAAATAAGTAACTACACTTTCACCTATTATCTGAGCCATTTCGTCTAATGAATCTATAGGAACAAAAACAACCCACCATCTTCTATCATCACTATCAAGAGGGATAGAATCCTTATAATTAGTAAAACATATATAATTAGTAGTATTATAAGTCATGAATTGTTTTACACCTTTGTCGTTTATTTGAATCATTCTATCCGTAACCAAAGGTTTTAATGAATTAACAGCGTCATGGCGGTTATGTCCTTTTACTCTTAATTCTTCAAGAACATTAACGCTTACTCCTGTTGCCCAGCCATTAAAATCTGAAACAACTTGTGTAGGAGACACTGTTCCAACATTGCGATCACCTAAACAACATCTTAATAATTCACCAAAAAAAGATTTACCAACACCTTGAATAGATTGAATAACAGGTGACCATAAAATCTGTTTTCCTGGAAACTGCACCTGATGAGCAATCCACTGGGTAAATATGTGACTATTTTTATCATTTCCACAAATAAAGTTAATATGCTTTTTTACGAGTTCAATAGCTTTCATTCCGTCTTCAGTATATTCAGAAACTGCCTTTGGAACCGTCTTACTATTAAAACTATTTAATACTTTAAAATCATCAATCGTTACAATTGATTCATTTATATTAGGTAAATATGCCATCATATCAACGGTTTCAATAAATCCTCTATCAGCTACATATTTTGCTGCAGATTGTTTGCTTCCGTTTGTTGAATCAGGCACATATTTTCCATTCTTTAAATTAAATGCCTCTGTTTTCAATAATCTAAGAGTTTCTAAGTTAGCAAAACAAGTATGACTATTCACATAAACCCACGCTTTAGTCCATTCAGGAATTTCACCTTCTTCTATAAATTCACCTGAAACTACTCCGTTAAAACTAATTTCATTTCTTATTTCAGATATAGGCATTCTTGCTTTAGTCAATTCTTTTAATCGATCTTGAATTGATTTAGCAACTTTTTCTAATGCTATTTTAGAAAAACCTAACTTTCTTATCTTTGGAAATAACTCGAACTCTATTTGCTTTTCATTAGAATATTGAATCTTCTTTATTATCTCGTTTACCTTTTCTGATGCTTCATCATAAGCAACTTCTTTTACCATATAACTAATAGTCCCTAAAGTTACGCCGTGGCCTATTTTAAAACTTTTCCATCTCTTATCTGTTTGGCCTTCTTCATAGTTATCTCCTGATTGACTCCATTCTTCCCATAACTCTTTTCCTTTAATAGGATCCCAATCATGTAAAGCCATTCCAACCTTAACCCATTCATCATTTTTCATAGATGGATCAAGTTTATCAAGCATCATCAATACTTTATCTTCAGGCCACATTGATGATGTTCCACCAACAATTCCATTAAAATCTCCTAAATCTTCTCCTGTTATAGTAACATTACTTTCAAAACTTATTAGCTTTAAAACCTCTTCAGGAGCATCTGACTGAACAAAACCTCCGAATAAATCATCAACCCAAATGTATTTTCCGTCTTTTGTCTTACAATCACAAATTAGGCAATATGATCCTTCGGTTAAGAAGTCAACACCTGGAAACTCTTTTAACGTCTTTTTAAAAGATAGTCCGATATAGTTTTCAGGAATTTTAAGATAAATATGATGCCCTCCTCTTGGAGTTTTAACTGTATAATCTAACTTTATTTTTAACTGTTTTTCTAACTTCTTAAAACTTTCTACGCCACCATTTCTAGGGTCGATATCAATAACAAGGTCCTTATTAGATATTTGCCATCCAATATTGTCATTATGACTAAATAATTTGTCTCTAGGATAAATTGTATTTCTCCAACCTGTTCTAGGTATTTTACCATCTAAAGGCATTAAATTTTTACCTGAAGACAAATATTGATCTATAATTGTGTTTTTTACCATCGTTCCTTGATATTGATTAATTATTTTTTAAGATAGTCAGAAATAGCTTTAATAGTCTTATATGTAAAGTTTTCTTTTTTTCCATCAGCCATTTTCTTAAGAGTAGGAAAGCTAAGTCCAGTTGCATTTGACACAACATATAGCCTTTTGTCTTTTAATAGTCGCTGAATATCTTCTAAAGATAATAATTCTTTGTTTGACATTTTTATTTTATATTTAAAATTAAGGTGTTATCTAATTGATTCTCTCAACTTAGTAATTATAAAATAGAGTTTTTTAAATGTAAACACAAATTTTCAATAACTAAAATAAATTTTAAAATACGTAAAATAATTGTTTACATTTAAAAAGTAGGGCGTTATAATTGATTTATCAATTGAGCGAATCAATTAGATAATATAAACTTAAAATAATAAAATTATGAAAAATATAAATGAAAAAATTGCTTTAGTAAGACAAGAAATTAAAAACATTGATGAAAAACTTATTAAATTATATGATGAAGGATTCAAAAAGAATCAAATCAGAATCGAAGATTTAGAGGCTAAACAAAATCTCCTTAAAGACGAAAGAGAAGAATTAATCGCTAAAACTATATAATGATAAAACTATGAATATATTTATTACAGATTACGATCCTTTTATATCGTCTCAACATTTAGATGATTTACGTCTAAATAAAATGATACTTGAAACAGCTCAGATGTTATGCACGGCTTATAGATTATTTTATAATGATAATCCTGAAGTATTATATAAAGATACTCATGTTAATCACCCTTGTTCTATATGGGCAAGAAGATGTTTAAATAATTTCTTTTATCTTCATGCTTATTGGGAATTGTTAAATAAAGAAAGATCACATCGTTTTCCTAATAAAAAACCTCACTTATCTTATACTAAGCTTAACGATATATTTTTAAACAAAATTAATAGAGATAAATTTTCTCGTAATTTATATTTAAAAGTTAAGTATAATTCAATTTATGTGAATTTTGATTTTAATTGCACTGAATATAAGCAATATAAAACTCCTTATGCTTATAAACGCCAATTAATTAAAAAATGGCTTAACGATATTAAGCCTCCTAAATGGACTAATAGAGAAATTCCTTATTTCTTTGAAGATTGGAAATTTTTTATTAAAACTAATCAACAAGACAATTTAATAACCTAACTATGAAAAATTTTAATAATCCTCCGTTATCTGAAACTAAATTAGATAATTTACGTTGCTCTTGTCAATTACCAAAAGAATGTATATTTAAAAGAATAAAACGTTGCACTGAAGTTATTGAAGAAAAAATTACATTTGATAAAATATAAGGTTTTGAATTATTGAGCTATGTTTTTGACAAAGTTGATGAATTTTTTAAAGAATATGATTCTAAAGATCAAGACACTTTAATTATGAGGGTATATGATAATATTGAACGAGGACAATTAGGTAATATTGTTCATTTTTAACAATATCTAAAATAAATTTTAAAATATGTAAATTTTTTGTTTACATTTAAAATTTAGCCTTATATAATAGATATATCAATTGAACAAATCAATTAGATAAATATAAACTTAAAATGATAAAAACTATGAAAATTAAAAAATCTATAAACTTAATGACTATAAAAGAAATTAAATCTAAATTTACAACTGATCAAATGTTAGATATGATTAAAACTTTTACTGAAAATGCTGAAAAAATCAGCACTAAAATAAGACATTCTAATAATCAGTTTTTTGCTGAAGTTCAAACTAGTTTATATGAATTAGAAATGGACAAAGTTCGTAAATTAGAATCAATAATTTATTAACGCTAAAACTATGAATAAAGAATATACTAATGATGATAAAGGTTTCAACAATTATATAGTTGATAAAGTAATACCTGTAGAATTAGAAGCTAAAAAGTTATTTGAAGAACACGGAGAAAAAGCAATTGATATTGTTAACCGTAGAATCGCTAGTTTTAATAACCAACATTCTAAGGAAAGCGACTTTTGGTATTCAGTATTAACGGAAGTTGAAAAACTTATTGATGAAAAGAATGTTTGAATTTACAATATTCTGGACAAGTTACACAGAATTTATTTAGAGCTTAGGTCCAAGAAATAATAGTAAATGACTGATAGGAAAGACTATCGTTAAAATGTTTATTAACTTAAAATTTATAATAAAATGTCAATAGAAAATGAAATTAAAAAGCTTAGAGAATCAATAGAAGGTTTAACTAATGCTATAATAGAATCTAATAAGGAAAAAGTCCAAATAAGAGTTTCTGAACCAACCCCAGTTAAGGTTGAAACTAAATTAGAAAAAGAAATTAAAGACGCTGAGGAAGAAGGAAAAGAAATAGCTAAAATAATCGAAGAAAGAAAAAAAGAAGTTGAAATTCCTAATGCAAAATTACAATATAATATAAATAAATCAAAAGAAGATTCTAAAGTAACCAATGATATGGTTAAACAATTAGGAAAAGAAAAAATGGCTGCAGGCGTAGACAGATCTAAAATAAAATCAATAATTACTAGTTTAGCAGGCCCAGACGCTTCAATTGCCGATTTAGATGAATCTAATATTGAAGAATGCTATAACAAAATTAGTGAATTACAACCTGAATCAAAATAATTATGAAACTATTTACTAGTATATTGTTTGTAATATCAATGAACAGTTACGAATTTCCTGATTCAAATAATTATGAAATAGTTTTTAGACAAATAATAGATTCAGTAAAAAATCCTAATACTACTAATTATTATATACAATAAAATGATAAATTTAAAAGACAACGAAAACTATTATCCAGGCGGATTATCTTCTATCAGTAAAGATAAAAAGCACGCAAAATTATCAGCTTCAGGATCTAGTAAATGGTTAAATTGTGCTGGATCAGTTGAGGCTGAATCAAAAATTCCTAATAAACAATCAGTATATGCTGAAGAAGGAACTTTAGCTCATGAGTTAGCAGATATATGTTTGAAAAATTACATAAATTCTTGTGCATTAAATAATGACTATAAATCACCATTAGATAGAATTGGTGAAACTATAAAATGTGAATCAGATAAAAAAGTAATATCTACTGTTGTAACAGAAGAAATGGCCAAGTTTGTTCAAGAATATATTGACTATGTCTTAGCTCATGAAACAAAAAATAGCCAATTATATACTGAAGATAGAGTTGACTTTTCTAACATTGTTCCAGATGGATTTGGGACTATGGATGCGGCTATTCTTGATTATGATACAGGAATTTGCCACATATTTGACTTAAAATATGGGCAAGGTGTTCCTGTTGATGCTGTAGAAAATACACAAGCCCAACTTTATGCACTTGGATTTTATAATGAACTTAAATGTTTAGATGTTATTAAATCATTTAAAATTCATATAGTTCAACCTAGAATATTTAACTATTCATCATGGGAAATAACCTTAGATGATTTATTTAAATTCGGGGAATATGCCTCAAAGAAAGCAAATGAAGCTTTAAGTCCTAATGCTCCAAGAATTCCAGGAGAAAAACAATGTAAATGGTGTAATGCTAAAGCTACTTGTCCTGCTCTTAAAAAGCATACTGAAGATACTATTTTATCAAGTTTTGAAGATTTAAATAAAGATATTATGTTTAATGAACTTAATGACGAACAACTAAAACTTATTCTTGACAACAAAAAACTTATTGAAGACTTCTTAAAATCAGTTGAACAACATGTCTACGATAAACTCTTAGATGGTGAAAAATTTGAAGGATATAAACTTGTTGAAGGCCGTTCAAATAGAAAATGGGTTGATAATGCAGAAGAAATATTAAAAAATAAGTTAGGAGAAGATGCTTATGAGAAAAAATTAATTGGAATTACTGCTGCAGGAAAGAAACTTAAAAAAGATGAAGTTGAAGAACTTACTTATAAGCCTGAAGGAAAACTCCAATTAGTGCTTGCTTCTGACAAGAGAAAAGAAGTTACTAAAACAATAGACCATTTTGATAAAATTTAAATTAAAATAATTATGAAAGTAATATTAAGTAGAGATCTCACATTAAAAATCGACGATGAAGAGTCAGGATATGTAGTAAAGAAGCTAGAAGAGTGGAACGACACTAGAAAAACATATGAAAGAGTTTATTCAGTCAAGAACCTAAAAGGAAATATTGTTATGGACAACATAGACTTAAAAGAGTTTAGAAAAGAGTATAAAAACATAAAAAACTGGAAAGAGATATTAAAAAATGACTAGAATATCGCAATATATAAGCTTTTACAACGCAAGAAGAAACTTTGAAATAAACGAAGAGCAACAAAGCTTGATTGATAGAGCTAAATTTAAGTTTTACGAAAGAAAGAACGGAATTGACGGCTATAAAATGCCACTACATAAAAACATGAAAAGCTTTAGATTAGATCTTGATGATATATTCGAGGAGAAGGCAGGAGGGAGAAAAATCACTTCTTGATTATTAATATATGCTAAATTTTATTTTACTTTTAAAATTTAGCATATATAATATAAATAACGAAACACTTAATTGTGTCATCAAGCAGTGGCGAGCTTGGTCTGAAGAGTTTAGCCAATATAACCTTTATTAATTTAATTTATAAATAAAATGACTAAAATTGTAATAAAAAATGCAAGACTATCTTTTCCATCTTTATTTCAAAAATCTGTTTTTGACGGTAAAGAAGGTAAATATGAAGCAACACTTTTAATTGATAAAAAAGATGAAGCTTTGAAAAAACAAATTGACGAGCAAATAGCAAAATTAATTGCTGAAGCTAAAGTTAAAGTCCCATCAGATAAATACTGTATTAAAGATGGTGATGAATCTCAATTAGATAATTTCGAAGGAAATTGGAGTTTAAAAGCTTCTAATTCTAAAAGACCAACTGTTATTGACAGAGACAAAACTCCATTAACTGCAGATGATGAAAAATTATATGCCGGTTGTTATGTAAATGCAGTTATTGATTTCTGGGTCCAAAACAATGCTTACGGAAAAAGAATTAACGCAAATCTTTACGGAGTTCAATTTGTAAAAGACGGTGAACCATTTGGAATGGGTCCTGTTGATGTTACAGATGATTTTGAAGATTTAGACGAATTATAAAAGAATTTTGGACGGAGATCGGGCTTTTCCCTACGACCGAGCCAAATAGCCGAAAGGCGATTGATAGAGTAATTAACTATCTGACTGCTAGGAAAGACTAGCACTTTTTGCGTTTAAATGTGGCATTATGTTGATGTTTCAACGTTCCTTGGCGCTTCATAATGTCACTTTTAAGCGCAAATAAATTATTAATTCAAGGAACGTAACATGAAAGATTTAGTTGTATTGGACTGTGAAGTCTATCCAAATTATACATTATTCGCATTTAAGAATATAGATAATCAAAAAACTTTTACCGTTGAGATAAAAGGTGAAAGCTCTTCATTAGATGAAAACTCATTAAAAAAACTTCAACAAATAATGACTGTTAGAACGACATTTGGTTTTAATAGTAGAAATTATGATATGCCAATTATTCTTTTTGCTTTACAAGAAAAAACAGCAAAAGAAATATGTAAGCTATCTAATTACATTATTGAAAACAACTCTCCTGGATGGAAAACATTGCAAAACTTCAGTTTATCCTGGCCTAATTCAATAAAACATTTTGATATTCAAGAACCTTCACCTGGAGTTAGAGTAAGCTTAAAATTATATGGAGGCAGAATGCACTCTGATAAATTACAAGATCTTCCGATTGAACCTAATTCTATATTATCAAAAAATGAAATGGAAGAGACTAAGTCATATTGTATTAATGATCTTAATACAACAATTGACTTATATCGCCAAATTGAAGATAGAATAAAACTAAGAGTAGATATGTCTAATAAATACGGACAAGATTTACTTTCTAAATCAGATGCACAAATAGCAGAAGTTGTTATTAAATCAGAATTAACAAAGAAAAGAATATATTGTAAAACTCCTAAAATACCTAATGGAAAAACTTTTAAATACGAAGTTCCTGATTTTATTAAATTTAAATCAAAACAATTAAAAGATATATTAGAAATAATTAAAACACATGATTTTGAATTAGATGGTAAAGGATCAATTAAATTACCTTTAGTTTTAAAAAATGCCAAAATAGAATTAGGAAATTCTATTTATCAATTAGGAATAGGAGGTATTCACTCAACAGAAAAGAAACAAGCTGTAATACCAACAGAACATCAATTTTTAATAGATAAAGACGTTGCGTCTTATTATCCATCTATTATTTTAAATCAAAAACTTTATCCAAGACATTTAGGAACACCTTTTTTAGATGTATATAGAGAAATTGTAGAAGAAAGGCTTAAGGCTAAAAAAGAAGGTAACAAGATAGTAAACGAATCACTAAAGATCGTTATTAATGGATCATTTGGCAAATTAGGAAGCAAATACTCAGCTTTATATTCACCTGACTTAATGATCGCTGTAACATTAACTGGGCAACTTTCTTTATTAATGCTTATTGAAGAATTAGAAAATAATGATATTTCAGTAATTTCATCTAATACAGATGGTTTTGTGTCATTATTAAATAAAGAACAATATGAAAGATATGATTCTATTTGTTTTGATTGGGAGCTAACTACAGGCTTTGTTTTAGAGGAAACTAGATATAAAGCGCTTTACTCAAGAGATGTTAATAATTATTTAGCGATAACTGATTATGGTTATAAAGGAAAAGGTATATTTACTCTTGATTCACTTCAAAAGAATCCTCAAGCAACAATTATTATAAATGCAGTAATAAAACTTTTAGTTGATAATATTCCTATTTCTGAAACTATTAGAAACTGTAAAGATTTAAAAGAATTTTTGCATGTAAGAAGTGTAACAGGAGGAGCAACTTATAAAGACACATATTTAGGCCGTGTTGTAAGATGGATTTATTCAACCGATGGAGATATTATTAAATATAAAAAGCCTAATAAAACAGGAACATTTCCTAAAGTGGCAAAATCTGAAGGATCTAGGCCAATTATGGATTTGAATTGTGAATTCCCAAAAGATATTGACTATGATCGATATATTGAAGAATCGATGTCGATTTTAGACGATCTTGGAATTACTGAATTATAATTTAAAATTTTTACTAAAATATAGTTTACAAATAAAAAAATATGTTTAATAATATATAAATTATTAACCTTTAATTTAAAATAAAATGATAAATAATACAATTACAAATGAAACTA